TGCAGGAGACCAGCCTGACAGCAGCTTTTTCCTGTGCAGAACGCCCCTGGCCGCTTCAAGAATTGCATATATTCCCGGCGTTGTGGCATCACCCCGTGCTGATGCTGAATTGCTCCTGTAATTCTTGTCTCCGAGCAACAGCATAAGAGACATGGTGCATTCATCAATGCTGTTTTTCCGGATAACTCTCAGACCGTCTGCAATCACATAGATGCATGGGAATCTTGCCGTAATCCGTGTTAAGTCATCAACTTCAAGCTGGCCTGCATATGCTTCTATTGTCCTGACGCTTACGGCTGTCATTGCCTCCAGGGCTGTGACAACTGCATCTTCGAGCTGTTCAAATTCATGCATAATTATACGATTCCCATAAGATGATCTTTGATAATTTCAATAAATTCTCTTTGGTTTTCATTGTTAAAACCAAGATGCGGCCTGGCTGGAATAAATACCTTTCTTCCCCTGCCTGCTTTTCCGCCAAACTGGTGTATTGCAGCATAGTCTTTGCTCGTTTTGTCCGGGCTTATTATAACCTGATCCGTACCTGCCTTGTAGACCGTGCGTTTAAGGTGATGATCCTGCGTCAGGATTTTTTTACCTGCGAGAGTCCTGAACCCTTGCTTTGCAGTCTTTTTTTTGCGGAAAATGGAATACTTTGTGCTTTCCGCAAGCGGGGCCCAGGGCCTGCCTTCAGGGTCTTTTTCATCTCTGAAAAGCTCTTCTCTTTCACGGACCATGTATTCACCGATGTTTTTGAAGGCCGGCGTTAGATCCTGCAATCTTTTTTGTGTGATTGACAGTAAGTCCTGGATGCCCTGGTCGTTTATTTCTATGTTTATGCTGATGCCCATTAGTAATTATCCAATGTTCCTGTTGATCCGTCCGAACTTTTGCCGGTTGAAAAGATGCGATCAGATTTTGTTGTAGATACGGAAACTGTGTCCTGCATTGTCTCGGAAGGCGCATCAACACCAAGGGAAACAATGCCCTTTGCTATGTTTTGCAAAAAACGAATTGCATCTTTATATCGGTTCCGTCTGTCTTCATCAGCTCCCTGACGCCGGGAAAACAGATTATATATGCTGATATCAACGGAAAACTTGCGGATAATGGCAGGCACGGGATTAAAAGGCACAGCATATCGCTCAGCACAATAACCATTAATCTCTGCATCCGCATCCGCAACTGCACGATCTATTACGGGAGTATCAACCGTGCCTGTGCCGGTGTCGTCTGTGAGTTGTATCAGCTCATCTTCAGGGATTTGTTCTTTTATGTCGTCGAGGATGCAGTACGCCATTTATTTGCCTTTTTTTTCAGTTTTTTCCGAAGCGGTTTTATCAGACAAAGCTTCCTCTTCTACACAGATAAATTTTTGTTTTTTGGCTGATGCAAGCAATTCTTCCCCTACATCGTCAGGATAATCGACAATCTGGCCTTTGCTTTGTGCAGGATATGCGCCTACGTTCACGCTGGGGGACGGCCCCTTATATTTTATTTTCATTGTTCCCTCCTGTTTTTTTTATTGATTTTATCGGTAGAGACAAGGCATGCCTTGTCTCTACAACAGCGGCTGTTATGTTGCGTATGTATCCGCAAAAAGATAGCCTACATCGGAAGCTATAACTGCAATGTCGGTTTCTTCCGCCACCTCGTACACGTCCTGATGTTCCGCCGGTTCCCGCCATGTTGTAGTTCGGCGCGCCTGGCCGTTTTCGTAGGCAACCCTGACCTGTGCTCCGGCTGTCAGCGTTTTTAGTCCTAATTTCGGTACGCGGTAATAAAGGAAACCCATACCTTTTCCCGCCGTAACCGTCCAGATATCAACCGCATTAAAATCCGTACCTGCCAGGGTTTCCTCTGCGTCCGAATAAACAGCTGACCCGACGAGAACCCGATCAAGATCAAGAATTGCAGCAAGCAGATCAACCGTTAAAACCCCGCGCTGGGTGTATTTGATTTTATCGAGAATTGTTTCGACTTCTTTGAGTCCCATATATGTTGCGTAATCAATAACCAGGGTATTTGCTATTATTCCGGTTGCGGCTTTGATTGCTTTTTGTGCTTTTGTGATGTCAGTCAGGAATGTATTTGTTGACCCAACAGGTGACCACAAACCCTCGGCATCTTCGCCGCCTGAATTGCCATCCACCCAGGTTGTGCCCGTAATTGCCGCAGAGACTCTTCTTTCTTTTTTAAGATCAACCTTGTCGGATGCCAGCTCTATTGCATCCTGATCAGGCTTGATTGCAGGCGCACCCTGGCTTTTAACAAACCGCCTGTCTTCATCCGTAACTTCAGATGCAAAGGCGTACTCTTTTGTGGAAAGTGAAACACTGGTGAGAGGATGACCCCCGCGCGCCGCTCTTGTTCCAGCTGCACGGATACCAGCCTCATCCCTGAACCAGGCGCCTTTTTGGTATTTGGTTATTTTTGCTTTTGGATCAGCTCCGTCAAGAATCGGGAAAACCTGATCCGCAATGTAATCTTTGTTTTTGTAGGCTACGGACACGTTTGCAAGCGGCCCTGCTACGATTAAGTCTTTTACTGTTGGCATTTAATGCCCTCCTGTTTTTGTATTTTTTGGCTGTTACTGACTGCTGTTATTGCCTGCTGTTATGCGTGAACTGTCATGGGCGCCAAAAGAATACTGCCGAGATCGTCTTCAGCTCCACCTTCAAGCAAAAGACCGACTGTGAAGGCAGCTGCCGCCGCTGCTTTTGCCTTGCCGGCGTCCGCGGCTGATATATATTCCAGCGCAGCAAGCACACCGGCTGCAAGCGTTGCCCCCAGCACCACCTTTGACACCCCTCCGCAGCCGACAGGCCGGATGCTCGCCGCTTCCCCGGCCGCAGGCGCATTCTGAAGAACACCAACCGGAATATCGGTTGCGGCATTCGGCCGGCGAACCTTTTTGCTTGTTGCATCAAGTACCATTATTCTGTATTGGTCACTTGAAAGATCTTCATCTGCCTCAAAAGACAGGTCTATTACTCCGTTTTCAGTTGCCATCTTGTTAAAATCTCCTTTTTTTGTTAACTGTAGGGGCGGATTCTATTACAAGGGCAGAAATGGATTCCGCCCCTACGCCTTCATTTCAGACATGTATTCTTCTACGAGATCAGGGTGTTCAGCCTGCACCTCTGCAAATGCCGGATTATATCCAATCTCTTTTTTGTCCATTTTATCTTTAACCAGCTGCTCCAGCTTTGCGCCTGCGTCACCGGCTCCGATATCTTTTTCCCTCGAAGCAATCTCTCCGAAGTCAATCACCTTCGGCAGTTCTTCAAGAAAATCCTTGAACCAGTCTAACTGCGATTTTTTATTGCCTTCGGAAAACTTGATTTCCTCTTCAGCCTCAAGATTCTGCATGAACTCAGAAAGCCCCGCTTTCGCCCAGGCTGGAACAATTTTGCCGTCCCTGAGTTTTGTCTCGCACCAGTTTGAAACTTCTTGCCTGACAAGCTCCTTTTTGTCCGTGCGCTGTTTTTCAGCAAACTCGGCATCGGCTTTTTTGCGCTCTTCTTCAGCCGCCTCTTTTTTTGCCGCTTTCAGGGTTTCTGAAAACCAGCTTTTTTGCTGATTCAGCTTTTCATCAAGTTGTTCTTGCGTGTACTGCATAACCGCCTCCTTTTCCATTGCTGTCTGTGAGTTTGTTTTTTCATCTTCTACTTCCCTGATATCCCAGTTGCCGATAATAGCATCGGCAGCTTCCTTGCCTTCTTTTTCTATAATCCATTCCCGCAAACGCCGGAATACGTCCGCAATTGCCTGCCATGTCCAGGGGTTGGTTTCTGAAAACTCAAACGTTGCTTCCTGGTCATTATCGGAAAACGACAAGTCCGCCAGGCCTTTCACCGCAGGCGGAGCTGCGCCGAGAAAGCCTACATGACGAAGACTGCCGTCAGGATAGAAGCTGGCGGATCGTTTTTTGTACAGGCCGTTTTCTACTGCGGTTTGAAATTCCGGAACAATGTCTTTGAATTTTGCCAGGAGAATGTTTCCTGATTTTTTCAGGCCAGCAACCCAGCCGAAAGCCGGAGCGTTGTCTTTTGGATGACCTACAACAACAGGAGGCTCATGCTCAGACGCGCTGAATGTTGCGACGGCCCTGTCAATCACAGCATCACCGTCATGCTCACGGCCATTGCTGTCAATCTGTTTTCCACCTCTGAAAATTTCAATCCAGTCATCAAACCCCTTAAAATTTTTCATTATTTTTCCTCTGTTTTTAAATATTTTTGCAGACCTGGCGGATATTTTGAAAGATCAGGTTTCCATTTTTTCTGACCAGCCGCTTCTCCCACATTGTAATCCCAGCCCGGATCAATGCCGTTTGGAATTATGTGTTTTTTTTTTGTTTTTTTGTCCGTCCACTGATAAGAGCCGTCATCAGGCGCTTTGTCCGGAATTTTTTTCCCGATACGTTGTAAATCCCGTTTTGACAACGCAAAAACTTTGCATTTGCAGCCCCAGCCATTCGGCGGATAATGCGTCTGCCACCAGGGATCATCAGCCGACAGAATTTTGCCGTCCCAGGCAAGATGCAGGGGACGCGGGTTAATACTGCCACCGTGCCTGTACTCCCAGTGCGGCCGGGATTCCAACACGTCCGGATCCGTCATCTGCGCATATCTGCCTGCTGAATATGCTGTGCGGAGATTTGTCTCAAAAATCACACGGGTTCGCCAGTTGCGCCCGCCCTGGTATTTCCAGCCGCTTTTTTCAATAATTTGGTCAAACTCTTCCCTGAACTGCGCAAGCGTCATCCCCTCTGTTATTGACTTTTCAACCGCCTCATAAAAATCGGTCAGGATGTCTGCTTTCATTGCGCCTGCAACCATAAACCCCTTTGCATGCATCTCTTTCCACAGATCCGTCCATCGCCTGGTCGGGACTTTGATTTTGTCTTTGAAAAACTCTATTGCTTCGTCAAAAGATAAATTTTCAAAACGAGGGTCAATCGCCATTTATCACCTCATATCTGCCGAAAAGCTCAGCAGCGGCAAAGGCCTTTTGCATGAGAGTTCCCATTCCCGATGCGTCCATATCCGGGTACAGATTAAGAAGACCATCCCTGATTTCTTCAAGACTTTTCGCTTGATCAACCAGGTTTCTCACAGGATCGATAAAGTTTTGATCAATCAGGCCGGATGCTTCGTTGTCTAACCTGTCTGCGTATGTATCAATAATGTCCTGTGATTCCTGCTCTGCAAATCTTGCTGTCCCGGGCTCAGCAGGCTCACTATTCGGGGCGGAAGGCTTTTGAGGTGTAACAAGCTTTTCATCATCTTCAGGTTTTTTGATCCCGTATTCGTCGTAAAAATATTTTTCGCTCACAGGCAGGCCGATATCGGACACAAGTATTTTGTCCCGTTCCGCCTGGGGTTTCAGGTCTTTTTCTTCCTGTGTGCGAATTACAAATTGCGGATAGCTTGTAACTCCTGGAAAATTGTAATCGACTATCCACCGGATGACGGTTTCATTCAAACACTCGGCCAGGATCCCTGCGTCTGCCTCAAGATAATCCTGCCTGACATCCCGCTGTGCGTCCTCGTTTCCAAGTTTGCCTGGTGTGCCTTCCGTTGTTGCAGTCTGGCCGAGTACACGCTTTGAAATCTGTTTGTCCATATACTCGCACAAAGATTCATAGGTAACGTTGCCGCTGCGCTTTGCTTCGAGAAGTTCAATTGCCATTGTTTCCGGTATTTTTACACCGGTCTCATTTTGAATTGCATCAATCGCATCAAGGAGGGCCCGCTGTTGTGTTGCGTCTGTGCCGGTCGGGTATTTCCCGACAGCCGTTGGCATGCCGAATTTTTCAAGAAATATAAGCCAGAACTTTATGCCGTGTTTTTTGAACCATACCGGCCACCAGAGCGACTGGCCGAGCCCTTCTCCGTATGGATTATCTGAGGAGCCGAAGGCAAAATGTATAAATTTTCTCTCCGGCAATTCTTCGCCTTCGATCATGTTGCCGGGTGTGAGCAGTCTGAGCTGCCTGTCTGTTGTAAACGAAAACCTGCGCGGATGTTTTGAGCGTATCTTTGATATTTTAATGCCTGTATCCGTTTTTTTCCAGATCACTTCCGCAACATAAAATCCGTACAAAACACCCTGTAAAAGTTCCTGCATTGCCTGTCCATAGTTAGTGGATGTAAGCACATTTTTCACAAAACCTGCTATCTCTTCATTTTTTTTGTTGGGTTCCCCCGAGCCTGAATCAGCAGGGATTATGCTCCAGTTTTTGCCCGTAACAGCAAGATATCTTGTCTGCAAAACAGAGCCTGCATGACAATCCCGTTTTACCTCATCATATAGTTTCAGGCCTCTACCGCCTGCTTCTGTTCTGAGAGTCGGGTCAGGGTTTTCCAGGCGGGTAAGCCAGCCCGAAAATATATCAATATCTTTTTGGGAGGTTGCTATTTCATCTGTAATTACTTTCTCTTTTTTCTCTTTTTCAGACATCTAAGCCCCTATATAATTTCTCATTGCAGATGCTCTGTATGTTCTTTTTCTGCCTGTGCTTTCAAATTCGATCGGGCTGCCTTTAAGCTCACGCGTGGCAAAAACAGCAAGCGCATGGGCAATGGCGGAATCGCCATGCCGCTGTTTGCCGTCACGTCCTTTTGTTCTGCCTGTGTCCGGAACCTTTGCAATGCCCTTGATCATCTTTACAGCACGATGATCATCAAGAGTATCGCCGTCTTTCGGGATAAACGTTTCCTTATCTTCAAACGCACTTTTAAAACGCGGCATATTCTCCCGGTACCATTCCTGCGTGAGTTTTACCTCCAGAATTCTGTCCTGCCCGTATTCCTGTCTGGCAACCTCTGCGAGATACTGGCCGTTACCCCTCGCGTCCAGGGCCCCGCCCCGGAAACGCGGCAACCGGTCACAAATAAAAAACAATACCTGCTTTTGCTGTTCAAACGGCACCGTTCTTAACTCGATTACAAAAGGCGGCTTGAACTTCAAGCCTGGTTGTTCCTGAACAGGCCAGAAAACAGAAAGATCACCATCCCTGCCAAAATCTTCGCCAAAATATGTGGGGAAATTTTCCGGCATGGCTGCAAGCAATTCTTCAAGATTTTCCTGACACCATTGTTTAATTTCAGCCTCCCGGATTCTTTTTGGCTCGTCTACAAATTCAGGCTTACACTGCAACCGCAGAATCGGAATATCCTCATCCTGGCAGGCTTCCAGCATTGCAATTGGTAAAAATGCTCCGCCGCCCTGGGACGGTATGCAAAAGAGTTCCTCATCAGCGCCGTCACCATAAAAATCAATTGTTTCCTCTCTCCATTTGTCCTGGGCTTCCTGACTCCATTCCCGCCCAAGTCGTAAACAGATTCTTTTATACAGGCCATCTGCCAGGGCATCGTCAAAGGTAATTCTATGCAGGCTGTATGGCTTTTTCCCTGCCCTGATTTCCTTGATAAGATCGTTGAACTGGTTTTCATCTCCATCGTGTGTAGAAATAACCACCACCCGGCCGCCCCACATAAGCAGGGCCAGGGCAGCTTTTAACAGTTCTTTCAGGTCGTCATGGAATGCTGCTTCGTCAATAACAACCTTGCCCTGTATACCTCGCAGGTTTGATGGTCTTGATGACAGGGCAACAATCTTGTGCCCTGAAGCAAATTTGATTTTGAAAGCAATTATGTCTTTGTCTTCGTCTTTGAAAATATACTCTTCTATGTCACCAGCCGCCTTGCTGTAAAACTTTGCCCAGTCCGCACAATCACCAATAAACTCCTGGGCCATATCCTTGTTGTAGCCCACATAAAAAACGTCCATGCCGGATCTGGAAGCGGCAAGAAGTGCATCCTCGCTGGCCTCATCCCATGTAATGCCTATCCGTCTTGACTTTTCGCAGACCTTTACTTTTGCGTCATCCGCCTGCCACCTGGATTGATAACCAAGCAGTACAGTTGGTGTTCGTAATGACCTGTCTTCTTTTACATGGGTTAATGTCATTTTTTATGCACTCCAAGAATCTGCTGTCTGATCATGTCTGCAGCTTCGTCTGACAGGCCGCCTTCAACCTGAGCATCGCCTTCAGTTTCAGGGCTGTATCGCGCTTTCATCTTTTCAATCATTACCAGGGCTTTTTCCATCTCCTGGACACCCTGGAAACTTACGGCGCCGGTTTGTGAAAGCATTGCATTGAGCTTGTTTTCAACTGCGGTTTGGAGGGCTTTTATGGCATCTTCGGGGGTTTTGATGATAATCCCGGGGCCGGATGCTGATTCAGTCTCCCCTTCTTTTTTGCGGTCTTCTATTTTTTGTCTGATATCGAGAATTGTTTTCAATATTGCGTTGTACCCGTAAACCGCCTGGTTATCGACTTTCCCGACTGCCATGCCGTCAAAATATGCTTCGTATTTTTCTTTTTGTTTCAGCAGCGGGGCGAGGATCGCATCATCTGAGGTGGCATCTGCCATCATGCTTTTTTCCGCTTCTGCCCTGGCGGCTCTTGCTTCCCAGTCATATTTGGTTTTCCACTCATGCAGTGACTGGCGGGATATTACATATTCATGTTCGCCGTTCATTTTTCTGTGGCATTCAGAAAGGTTCTGGCCGCATTCGCGCCAGACATTGTATGCAAATTCACGGGTTTCAGGCGGCGCGTTTCCCATTATTTTGTCCCCAGGGCTTTTTTCAGCTTGAGTATATCGGCCAGGCATTCAAGATACATGGTGTGGTATTCCGACAGGTCAACTGCCTGGCCTGCAATCAAACATGCTTTGATGTTTTCGATATCTTCAAAAGGATCAAGCTGTGTTCTGATTGAATCAATCATCCCTTCAATACGGAGTTTGAGTTCTTTTGCTTCAAGCTCTTTTTCAGCTAATCTGCCCTGGAATTTTAATCTTTCGCTCACCTATCCCTCCCTGTAGAACCGATCTTTCACGCGGGTCAGCGCCGTTGTATTCATTATGACCACTTCTTTGAGATCATTGGCCACGTCTTCATACCTTTTGACCAATTCGATGTTGTTTTCATACATTTTCACTACCGATTCAAATCGGCGCATTTGGAAATAACTCAACAGCATGGCTAACAGCCACGGGCCGATTATCATTATGAACAGGATTACTCCCATCGGCCATCCACTCATTTCAAAAAATAGCCCTAAAAACGCTGCAAACGCAGTAATCTGATCCGGTGTCATATCCCCCCTCCCTGATTTTTCTCTGCCCAGAACGCCGGGCCTCCAAATTTTTTGACCGCTGAATAATAAATATTCGCTCTGTGCCGGCGCAGCAGCCTCAGCCACCGGCACTTTGTCCCGGCGTTTACCAAACGTATCATGTTGTTTAAAAATACGCGGTCGGCCTCTTCTTTATCTTTTATGTCATCGCCGACATGGTACATATAGTCATGAATATCGCAGGCATCAGTAATGTTCAGTCCCCACAGGGTGTCGGGGACAAGATCAATTTTCCATCCGCCGGGACCACAGCCGTTTATGATTGCGGCTGCCTGTTTTTGCGTCAGTTTTTTATATGCTTCAGGAGCGTAGATCATATTTTTATTCTCCCTTTTTTAGGGGAAAAGCGTTCTGCCAGCGTCCCTGCAAAATCCGCAACCGATCCTGTTCCTGTTAGATCCAAACCCATAACGCCCTCCTATTTGAGGAGATATACACATTTATCGTTTTCCCGCTTCCAGATCTGGGGGTGATCCCGAAAATCAGTATGAAAACCCGCGGGTAATGATTTCCCGTTCCAGCTCCAATCGTAATAAATCCCGATACCAGTAAAACCGCTCTGCAAAACCATCATCGCCTGTTCACGCGGATCGGCGTCACATGCAAAATGCCAGTCAACAGCAGAGCAGCCTTTTTCATGGCTGACATAGTGATACGAATTTTCGCTGTGGCCGTCAGGGTCTACACACACGCACCCGCGCAAACCGAATTTGTTATGTGTTATAATTGGCCAGCCTGTAAAATCTCTGAGATTTTCAAGGCTTAAAATTGTTGCCGGGCTCATATATTTATTTGAGCCCGGCACAAGCGGATCATCAAATTCCTCCGGTTTAAAATAGTCTATCAGCGACCAATCCATTTTGGCTGTTTCCCTTTGTTTTTTTGGAAATTAAAATTATTAAAAATGACCCGGTTGGATTAAAGTAAAGAAAGTATAGCCATAAAAAAAATGAAAGTAAAACGCACGGTGTCCCCCAGTGTCCCATTTGTCCACCGCTGTCCCTGTTTTTTTATTTTTTTTTAAAAAAAACATAAAAACCCCCGGGAAATTGCTTTCCCGGGGGTTTTTTTAATACAGGCAGTCACATAGTGAAGGTAGTTTTTTTATGTATTAATGCAGGCTGTCACGGGAACCTCCTTTTATGAGATTCAGGGGTACGGCGCGCCGTGTATCTAAATTATTTAAGCTGAAACCAGTTATACCGTATGAGACTTTACCTTTTATGATGTGTTTAACCGCTTTTACAAAGCTTGCGTATTTATAAAGCTTTCTGAAGAATACCGGTTTGGACAGGGTATATTCTTCCTTGATGTAGCACCAGGATTTGTATCTGCTGTAGATTTCGTCTTTCAGGATAAATCCGCTGGCCTTATATGAGCACTGGTCATCACAAAAAGGGGCAACTGGATTATCATTATATTTCCTGATCTCCGTCAGCCTTGCAATGTCACGTTGTATTGTATCGACTGACGACAACAAATAACTTATGGCGTCCGAATCATCCTGGCTTAACCGGGTTGCGGACCGGTCATAAAGCTTTTTTTCCATCTCATTGAATGCTGCAATGTATTTTTCTTTCCAGGCCATTACCTTTTTTCCGGTAAATCCCATTGCGAGAAGAGCGAATCCGTCCCGGGTGATGAGGCACATGGGATATTTTTGCCCGCGGTTTTCATAATCTCGCTTCTGGAAATTGAGGAGCGAGAATTCATCCGAGCACTCCAGATTTTTGATGTCGCGCATGATGTTATCGTGCCTTTTTTCAAATTTCTCGGCAATGAGCAGGGATGTTGTAACGGGTTTACCTTCGCTGGTAGTGTTAACGAGTTCATTTTTTTGAAAGTGAATCAGATTTGAGTTTGGCGCGGATGCGTCTGTGGTTGTTTCTATGGTCATGATATTATCTTCCCTTTTTAATCTTATGATTTTGTTCGGTTATTTCTGCGGATGCAGGGGCACGGTGCGTCGTGTTCCCTGCCCAAAACCCAAATTATCAAGGCGCTTTTTATTTCTACGCCGTATCTCCTGGTACGTATCGTCTTCCGTTGTATATATCCTATCTTTAAAATAATAATCAAAAAGGAGGTCTCTAAGCCTGCTTATTGCCAGCTGATGCTCAAAAATTTCATCTTTTAATGCCTGCAGGGCAGGGAGTTCGGCAAGTTTTCCCTCGATTTCCTGCCCGGTTGCAACATTATATTCATTTTCCATGCTGTTTTTTCCCTTTTTAAAAAAAATTAATTTCCTGCTTCCTCCATCCCGATATATTCCCTCACACTTTTCGCTGTGATCCGCAAAGGATTATGTGATGCTGTCTTCAAAAGGCCTGCTTTACAGCGGCGGTATATGCTTTTTTTCGACACTCTCAATATTTTTGCTGCTTCATCCGGCCGGAGCAGCATTTTTTTTTCAAGAAGCTTTTTTTCCTGTGTCATTCCCGCCTCCCCTTTTCCGGTAATTTTGCGCTGTTATTTTTTTCATATCTTCCATTGACATTCTTTTGGGATCTGTATTTTCGCATGTAGTAGAGACGGGTTTGAAACCCGTCACTACCGGGGTTCTGGGAAAGGGCCCAGTCCGTTCCGCTTTATTTTTTTTGACTTCTGTATGTCTGTCCATATCGTTTGCGATATCGTAGGCAACAGCCCGAAGATATCCGTGACTTTTCAGAGGCAGGCGTTTTGGCGGGTGCTCCGCAACCTGATCCATTGCAAGCCCCCAGGCTTTTGCGCTGTTGGGCCTTGCAGCGTTTTTATCCCACTGTATATGAGGCGCGCTGGTTAGATCTTTAAGTTCTGATAACAGCCGCAAAACTTTTTTCCATGCCAGAGATCTTGCAGACGGTCTGAATAACGCCAGATATGAAAAACACCTGCTGGAAATATCATATTGAAATTCTCCTGCCAGCTTCAGACACTGTCGGGCGGTTGCATCGTTTTGCCAGGCTTCAGAGCTATGCACGGCCCCGCATGATGGGCAGATTAATTTCATGCTTTTTCCCTCCCCTCATATATTTCCTGACAGACCACGCATCGCTCGCATCCGGGGACAGCTTTTATACGTGCCTCCGGTATATTTTCCCCGCAATCAATACATTCACCTGTTTTGTTCAAGCCGCCGAAAAGCCTGTTGTTATCAATACATTCCTTTAATTGCCGCTCTTCCCTTAACTGTGTGCAATCCACTTCATCCATTAATATACCGCCTGATACTGCTGTCGTCGTAATCTATATTTTTCCATCCGGGACCGTGTTGCTTTTCCATTTGCCTCTCAAACATCTTTTTTAGTCCCTCTATCACCTGCCATGCCTGCTGGGCTGTTTTTATTTTATCTATCGAGAACCGTTTTGCTATCCATCTTGTCAAACCATCTTTGACCCGCCACTGGATCATATTCGCCAGGGCGCCGATCTTTTTTTTCTGTGCAGGTGACACCATTTTTGTCATATTGCCGGACTGCCTGGGCAAAGATGTTTGAATTTTCCTGTTTTTCTCCCTCATTTGAGGCCGTGATTTTAATGACTTTGCCCATCCCCATTTTATATACAGCTCTATTAATTTTCCTGCCTGGCCGCAGCTCAGCTGCGTGCAGCTCGTTACATTAAAACGGCTTTTAAGCATCTCATAATATTCATCATCACTCTGATGCCTGCGCTGCACAGTCTTAATGCATCTTACCTGCTCTTTTGTGATAAGTTTTTTCATGCTTTATCCTTTTCAATACCCAAAGGTCCAGGAGGCAAAGGCTTCCTCGGTTCATAGGGGATAAAACCACTCCCTTCAATCCCGCCGGTGATTTTTAAAAAATCAATTTCTGTTTTTGCAGAATTAATAATTGTTTGTGCTACAGCGCTGATCGTTTTAGCAGTTTCAATGTCCATACCGCTCTCTTCATCTTGCAAAGCCTCAATGACAGCAAACAGATGGTTTCTAAGATCTTCTATTTTATTTTTCATCCTGTTTTTTCCTTTTGTTTATGTGGCGGTTTAAAACACCCTTGATGCGGCAAACATCGGCCAAAGCCGGAGGCAAATGGTGTATACTGTTGCGGCGCATGTTTTCGGCTCTGCTGACAAGCTCTAAATTATCAATAAAAATATTTTTACGGATACCGTCTTTAAAAATAATAAGATGCCCCGGCGGCACCGGCCCAAAACAAGACTCCCACAGTATGCTGTGGGCGCTTTTCCAGTCCCGTGGGCCGTAACCGGTATCTGATATTTTTATTTGCAGAATTCCATCTTTCCCGATTCGCTCGCTGCCGACAGGCACCCATGTCTGTGGGATATTCCCTTTTTTGAACTGTGTTTTTACGGAGT